CGCCTGAAAGGCGAGGCCCTTCATCCCGAGCGCTACGACCTTGCCAAGCTGAACCAGATCAAGCGGACGATCAGCCCGCGCTTCTGGTCGGCGCTGTATCAGCAGAATCCGGTGCCTGACGACGGGGCGTATTTTCTTAAAGAGCACTTTCGGCGCGGCCCTCTGCCGCACATCAGCAGGGCGAACGTGTTCATCGCGTGGGACTTTGCTATCAGCGAGAAGAAGCAGAATGACTACACCGTCGGTACGGTGCTGCTGCAGGACGAGGATGACATCTTGCACGTGGCGGATCAGGTGAGGTTTAAGTCAGGTGACGCCATGTTCATCTGCGATAGCATCTTAGCTCTAAGTAAGAAGTGGCATAATCCAGGGCAGATCGTTGGGTTCGAGGACGGTCAAATCTATCGAGCCATCGAACACCTTCTAAGGAAGCGCATGAAGGAGCAGAGACATTACCCGTCGATACAGGTGCTCAAACCGATCACCGACAAGCTGGCCCGAGCCCGCCCACTCCAGGGCCGGATGCAGCAGGGGATGGTGTCTTTCAACGACAAGGACGACTGGTATGACGTATGTCGGCTTGAGATGCTGAGGTTCCCAGCCGGCGCACATGATGACCAGGTGGACAGCCTGGCCTGGGCCACGACGCTGGCAGTCGGCCGCACTCCACCCAGGAAACCGAAATCAAAGGAGCCGGAATCATGGTTGAAGAAGCTCACCCGCGTGCCACAAGGCTCGTACATGGCGGCTTGACATGAGCTGCCCCCACTTCATCGCCCACTCCATGGCCCTGCGCACGGCCACTCACCTCGCTCATCTCAGCACGAAGTCTTACGCGCACCACGAGGCCCTCGGTCACTTCTACGACGACCTGCTCGACCTGGCTGACAAATACGCGGAGATTTACATGGGGCTGGAGGGCCACATCACGAAGTTTCCGGACGTGGACCTGCCCCAGGGCACACCGGTCGATATGCTGGAGGACTACCTCGAAGTTCTCAAGGAAGAGACGCAAGAAGACCATGACAGTCAGGCACTACTGAATGTGTTGGCCGAACTCGAAGAGCTGACGGCCAGAACGATATACAAACTCAAGTTCCTGAAGTGACCTACTATGCCCATCGACGCAGAGCTCTCATACAAAACGTGGATGGCGTACAGCTACATCCGGGACAACGGCCATCTGAAGTACGTCGAGAAGGCGGATAAGTGCGAGCGCTTCTTCGCCGGCGACCAATGGGACCCGAATGACCGCCAACGACTGGAACGGGTGCGGCGTCCAGCGTTGACGATAAACAAAATCCTGAGCACTGTCAGCAATGTGCTGGGGGAGCAGATAAATAACCGGGCAGAAATCAGCTTCCGTCCACGTTCGGGGGCAAACCCTGAGACCGCTGATGCCCTCACAAAGGTGTTCCGGCAGATCAGCGACAACAATCAGCTCGACTGGAAACGCAGCGACATGTTCGCCGACGGTGTAATCGGTTCGCGGGGGTTTTTGGATGTGCGCCTCGACATGTCCGACAACTCTGAGGGCGAAGTGAGGATCACAAACCTGAATCGGAAGAATGTTCTGATCGATGCAGACGCCGATGAGTATGATCCAGACGAGTGGGGCGAGGTTATCGTCTCGAAATGGCTCACCGCAGACGACATAGCGGTGCTGCACAGCCCTAAAGACGCGGAATTGCTCAGGAACCGGGACAACAGCAGCTTCCCGTATGGGTATGACAGTATCCAGATGAACCGGGAGCGTTTTGGCGACCCGCGAACGGCGTCGTACAACACTGGGTTGGACCGGAGCAACGTCGGGCGGACGATACGGACGATCGACAGGCAATATCGGAAGCTCGACAAGCAGAAATTCTTCCTCGACCCGCGCACTGGGGACCAACGACCAGTCCCGGAGGGCTTCGACAGGGACCACATGGCCTTTTTCGCGGAAAACTATGGTTTTCAGGTCGTCAGTAAGCTGGTGAGACGTATTCGGTGGACGGTTGTGGCTGACAACGTCGTACTCCACGACGACTGGAGCCCATACAAGCACTTCACCGTCGTGCCGTTTTTTCCATATTTCCGGTACGGGCACACAATCGGGCTTGTTGAGAACCTGCTAGGCCCGCAGGAGCTGCTGAACAAGGTGACGAGCCAGGAGCTGCACGTGGTGAACACCACGGCGAACAGTGGCTACATCGTGAAGGCCGGGGCACTGAGTAACATGACCCCGGAGGAGCTGGAGGAGAAGGGCGCTCAGACCGGGCTGGTGATCGAGGTCAATGAGAACGTCAACGACTCCCTGACAAAGATCAGCCCGAATCAGGTTCCGCAGGGTCTGGATCGCATCAGCTACAAGGCGGAGGAGAGTATCAAGTCGATCTCCGGCATCAGCGACAGTATGCAGGGGATGGACCGTGCCGACGTGGCGGCCAAGGCCATACAGGCTAAGCGGCAGGCGGGGTCCACGAACCTCGTCAAACCATTCGATAGCTTGACGCGGACTGACTTCATATTGGCTCGGAATATCTTGGACATCGTGCAGGAGTTTTATTCCGAAGAACGGCTGATCACGATCACCCACGACCACACGACGGGCGACGTCGAGACAATCGCGGTAAACCAGCCGAACCCCCAACCAGAGACCGGCGAGGAGGACTCTCCGTACCAGGAGATCGTCAACGACCTCACCCTCGGCGAGTACGACGTCGTGGTCACCTCTGTGCCCCACCGCGAGACGCTGGAGGATAGCCAGTTCGAGCAGATCATGGCGATGAAGGAGGCTGGGATTATGGTGCCCGACTCCGTGGTCATTGACGCGAGCCGGTTGATGAACAAGAAGGAGATCATCAAGCAGATGCAGGGCGATCAGGAGAGCCCAGAGGCCCTGGCCCAGAAGGAGCTGCAGCAGCGTGCTCAAGCCGCTGAGGTCAGCAAGCTTGAAGGCGAAGCTGCTGCGAAACATGCTGACGCCGGACTGAAGCAGGCGAAGACGCAGGAGACCCAGGTCAACACAGAGGTCGCAGCGAACGGCGAACCGGACGATGGCTCCGCTCAGGCCAAGATGGCGGAAGTTCAGGTGAAGGCGCAGAGTGCGGAACACAAGATGTCGATCGACGAGCGCCTGGCACAGCAGAAGATGAGTCTGGCAGAGCGCGAGCATCAGCTCGAACGTGAAAAGCTCGACGCGGACATCCAGCTCAAAGCGCAGGACATGGCTCAGAAGCGCATGGACGCCCGGGTCAAAGCAGCACAGGATGCAGCCCAGGCTGCAGCCAAGCCCCCGAGCAACAGTAAATCCCAAGTTGCAAATCGTTCCCGGCTTCCGACGTCGAAGCTCTAACTTAGAAGAGGTACTACCATGATCCTATTGAACCGCAAACTCTATGCCCCTGAGCCGACCGATCCTGGCGCAGGAGAAGAGGTAATCGACCGAGGCGATGATCTCGATACGGACATCGATCCTGACAACCCGGATGCAGAGTCGGTAAAAGACGACCCGAAGGTCAAGGAGCTGGAGACAGAGATTAAGGAGGATGCGCAGAAGAAAGACTCTCGTATTCCTCTGGCACGGCACAAAGAAATCCTGGAGAAGGAACGCGATGCCCGTGCCGCCCTGGAGCGCCAGCTTGCCCAGTATCAGAGAGGTGATCAGCTCGCCGACATGAACGCCGAGCTGACCGCTGCTGAGAACAACATCCTGAAGATGGAGAAGGAATACGCCGTGCTTCTGACAGACGGTGAGGTGGATAAAGCCAGTGCCTTGATGCAGCAGATTCGGCGTACCGAGCGTGAGATGGCCGAAGCCAAGAGCGACATGAAGATACATGCTGCTGAAATCCGCGCTGCGGAGAAGGCACGCTACGCCACTGCGATCGAGCGCGTCGAGGCAGCGTTCCCCGAGCTGAACCCTGACCATGAGGAGTATGACCAGGATTCGGCTAACGAAGTGCTGGACCTCATGGAGGCGTACAAGAGCCGGGGGATGACTCCGACCGCCGCACTACAGAAGGCGGTCAAGATGATCGTTGAGCCGCGCACTACCCGCCAGCAGAACGCGGTGAACACACAGCCACGAGTGGCTGACAAAGACGTCGCTGCGGAGCGCAAGAAGGCGGCTGTGACAAAGACTTCTGACGCTGTGCGCCGCACGCCCGCCAGCGTGGACCGCGTAGGGATCGATAGCGACCGCCTCGGTGGCGGAGAGCTTGATCCTAGCGCGGTGATGAGGATGAGCCAGGCGGAGTTCGCAAAACTCAGCGAAGCGACCCTGGCAAAAATGCGCGGCGACGATTTCTAAAGCGAGCCATCCATGGACCAACAGACATTGTTCAACGCAGGTTTTTCTGCCTTCATGATCCTGCTTGGTTGGTTCATGAACAGCTTGAAAGAGACCATGCGCAGCTTGCAGCATTCAGATGAAGTGCTGGCAACCAAGGTGCAAGCCATCGAGCTGCTGGTCGCCGGGAGCTACGTCAAGAAAGACGAGCTGGCAACCCACATGAATGCCATCTTTGCCAAGCTGGACAAGATCGACGCCAAGCTCGATAACAAGGCGGACAAAAACATGTGTCTGTCTATTCACAAGGCATCTGAGTCATGACGCTGCATGACAACTGGACATTCCTGCTGCGCAAATCGTGGTCTGTGCGCTGGGCGATCATCGCCGGTGTGCTGAGCGGTGCGGAGGTCATCCTGCCGATGTTTGTTGACTCCATGCCCCGCGCCGTGTTCGCGGTGCTGTCTCTGTGCGCTACTGGCGGAGCGGTCATCGCTCGCCTGCTGGTGCAGCCGAAGGACGGGCTATGAGCAAACCCGAAAGCAAAGCCCCGGCCCGGACGGCGCTGGCACTCGCACTTGCTACGGCCATCGCGGTGCCGATGGAGGGTGTGCGTCAGTACGCCTATCGAGACCCCGTAGGCATCCCCACGATCTGCTTCGGGAGCACGAAGGGCGTCAAGATGGGTGACCACAAGACGCTCGCCGAATGCACGGCCCTACTCACACAGGAGATGCTTGATGTCATACAAACCGTGGACACCTGCCGGCCAGGGCTACCGGTCCCTGTACTCGCCGCCTTCGCCGATGCTGCGTACAACATTGGGCCAAAAATCGCCTGCGACAGCAACAAATCCACCGCCGCTAGAATGCTCGCCGCCGGCGACTACCTCGGGGCCTGCAACCAGCTTATGCGCTGGAACCGGGCCACTGTCATGGGTGTCTCTGTCGTGCTCCCTGGCCTGACCAAACGCCGCACGCTTGATCGTGACCTGTGTTTGGAGGGCCTGTGAGAAACCAGTTGATCATCCACCTTGAGAACGAGATGGACTACCACACGTCGCGCATGGAGTATCACGCGGCTGAGCGCAAGCGGTGCTGGGAACAGCTCCATGCGCACACGTCGCTGTACAAGATTCGTGACTACCACCCGAAGGGGTACACCGAGCAACCGCTGGAGGCAGACTGTGAACGACTTCCTGACAACCCTGAGTGAATGGTTTGAACGTCTGGTGGAGGGAGGGCTGCAGACATGGGACGAGGCCCCATTGTTCGTGTCCATGTGCATCACCCTGACGCTTGTCTGCTCGCTGTTCCTCTGGTCTTTATTTTGGTACCTTTAGGAGAAAATCATGCTGAAGATTCTGGTTCCGGTTATCGCCCTCGCACTGACTGGGTGCGCGTCAACTGAGTACGCTCAGTACACAGCCACCCAGCAGTCGATAGCGGCAAGCAAGGCACAAGCCGACACGGCCCGATACAACGCACTGGCTGACATCGCAAAGAATGGCTCCGACTCGGCAAAGGTCGCTGCTGTCATGGCGCTTGCTATGGGTGGGCAGGTGCAACAGCAGGGCGCACAAGTGGCTGCCCCGCAGCGCAGCGACGCGCTCATGTGGGCCAGCGTGCTGGTGCCTGCTGTCACGCAGGCGTACAGCATCGCCAAATCGGCTGACGTTGCTATCAACAGCAGCAACGACGCCATGCTGACCAGCGCCTCGACCACGCAAGGCTTCGTCAATATCGCCAGCCAGATTCAAGCGCCGGTCGTCGCAGCGCCGGTAATGCCGCAGGCTAACGTGTCCACTACGACCACCACGACCACAACGTCGAGCGCAGATCAGACGCTGTCTGGAACGGGCGTGCTCGGTGCTGGCACATACAGCACACAGGCCAACCCGGCAACAACCACGACAACAAACCCAGCCCCGGCCACAACGCCATGAACCTCACGCTCATCATCGGCATCTTGTCCATCGTGGTCGGTTCTGTCACCGGCTTCGGTGTGGCGTGGAAATTCCAATCAACCGTTCTGGAGGCACAGAAGCATGAATACGAGGCCAGTTTGGCTGCCGCGAGGGCAGCAGCGCAGCAAGCAACGATTGACGCACAAAAACGAGTCATTACAGCTAGAGATGAGGCGCAGCGCCGTGCGGTTGTTCTTCGCCGTGATGCTGATCGTGCTGCTGAGTCTGCTGCTGGGCTGCGCGAGTCGATTGCCACCGCTGGTCGTGCATACACCACCACCCTCGATGCC